TAAAGGATGCTTCTGCTACAGTAACTGCTACTTCAGGTGCTAATGGTGTAAATTGGATTGTCACTATGGGTGGCGATGCTTCTACGACTGTTACATCTAGTGCCACTTGTAGTGGTGAAGTAGTAATTATTGAAGATACTTCTTCGCGTCTTTATGGCGATTGGCAGTATGGTGTTGGTGTATTTGATGGTGATGACAACTTACAAACAGTAGTCACAGCAACGTCAAGTGCAACAGCAGTAGGTGCTAGAGTAAGAATAGCAACTGCTAGTACAACTGCTAACTCAGGTTCTACAGTTGGTGTTAGACGTGTACCTGAAGGCTCTGCTATTATTAATGGAGCTTCACAGACTACAGTTACAACTACTGGTAATGGTGCAAGAGTAAGAACAGGTACAGCTACATCGACTACAACATCTAGCGTTACCGAAAATGTAATGCGTGTTCGCACAAGTCCACAAACAGCTAACGCAGTAGCCACAATTACTGCAAGTGGTGTGTTTATGATAAGTGCATCAGCGACTGTAAGTGTTGCATCAACAAGTGCGGCTATATGCAATCGTGTTAGATTTGGTTCAGGTGTACCAACAGCAGTAGCTAGTATTACTGTACTCGGATTTGCCACAAGAGGTGGTATTGCATCAACGAGTAGCACTCATACAAACGAGGTAACTGTTGCTAGTGTGAGTGGTGCTAATAAATACTTTATAAATGGCGTACAACAAGAAGCACAATTCTTAGTTGAAGGCAACACATATGTGTTTAATTACCCATCAGGACATCCATTAAGATTTTCTACAACGTCTAATGGTACACATGCAAGTGGAACAGAATATACAACAGGTGTAACTCATAACTCATCTACGCAATCAACTATTGTTGTGGCAGATGGTACGCCTGACTTATATTACTATTGTTCGTTGCATTCAGGAATGGGTGGCACAGCAACAACACCAAACAATTCTACAAACTCAAGCACAGCAAGTGACTCAGAGAAAATATTTCAAGGTCATGCAGTTACACAACCTGAGTCAAGTATTACAGCAACTTACAACAGAGTACAAAGAACAGGTGGTGCAGTATCATCAACATCGGTAACAACTACAGTTGGTAGAGAAAAATGGGAACTTATAACTAATAATGCAGTCACATGGACTCAAATAGCGGCGTAATATTATGGCATTAATACCTTTAGACATACCACCGGGTCAATATAGAAATGGCACAGACTTTCAAGCATCAAACAGATGGAGAGATGCTAGTTTAGTTAGGTGGCACGATGGATCAATGCGACCTGTTGGTGGTTGGACAACTCGAAAAGCTAGTGCATTTGCATCAGCACCAAGAGCAATGCTTTCATGGCTTGATAATTCAAGTGACTCATATTTAGCAAGTGGCACATTTAATAAATTATATTATGTAAACCCATCGCACACAGTATACGACATAACACCATCAGGTTTAACATCAGGTGATCTAAATGCATCGCTTAATCTTGGCTATGGTGGTGGATTTTATGGTTATGGCAATTGGGGCAATGCACCTACTAGCTCAGGAGTTTATCAAGAAGCTACGACTTGGTCACTAGATACATGGGGTGAATACCTTATGGCTTGTTCATCTAAGGATGGCAAGATATACGAATGGCAACTTAACACAGGAGTTGTAGCACAAGTAGTAGCCAATGCTCCAACAGGAAACAAAGGTTTAGTAGTTACAGAAGAAAGATTTGTATTTGCACTTGGCGCAGGTGGTAATCCTCGTAAAGTAGCATGGTGCGATCAAGAAAATAATACGTCATGGACACCATCAGCAACAAACCAAGCTGGTGATTTTGAATTACAGACTGTTGGTCAAATTATGTTAGGTTTACGTATGAGAGGGCGAACACTAATACTAACAGACAATGATGCACATATAGCACAATACTCAGGCGCACCATTTGTATATGGCTTTGAAAGAGTTGGTACAGCTTGTGGTGTTGCATCAAGACGAGGTGCAGTAGCTATAGATGAAGGTGCATTTTGGATGGGTAAACGTGGTTTCTTTACATTTGATGGATCAGTAGCAAAAGAAATAAATTGTGAAGTTTCAGATTATGTGTTTGACGATATGAACGTATCTCAAATTAGTAAAGTATATGCACTTCATAACTCACAACATAGTGAAATATGGTGGTTTTATCCTTCAGGAACATCAAACGAAAATGACAGATATGTAGCACTAGATTATAAAGAAGGTCATTGGACTACTGGTGAGTTAGCTAGAACATCAGGTGTAGATCAAGGAGTGTTCAGTAATCCAATATGGGCAGATGCTAGTGGCAATCTTTACAATCAAGAAACAGGTTACACGCACACAGGTTCAACAAAACCATACGCTGAGTCAGGATCAATTAGTATTGGTAACGGTGATAGCATAATGAAAGTAACACAGTTAATACCTGACGAAAAAACACAAGGACAAGTAGAAGTAACATTCAAGACACGTTTTTATCCGAATGATACTGAGTCCTCACACGGTGCGTTTACTCTTGGTAATCCTACAGATGTGCGCTTTCAGGGTAGACAAGTACGTATAAAAGTACAAGGCACAGGTAATGACAACTGGAGATCAGGAATTATGCGTATAGAAGCAAATGTAGGAGGTAGGCGATGAGTACACAGACTCCTCCACCACCTTTAGGATCAGATTGGAAACCTTGGGGAGAAAGATTAAATAGCTTTTTAACAACAACAAGAAACAAGTTACAGTTTTACAACGCTGACAGTAAAGCTACACAAGATGGCATAATTATGTGGGATGAAGCGCAGAATGCTGTTGTCGTTAGCAAGAACGGTGCTTGGGTTAAATTAAAATACGATCCATGAAGTTAGAAAAAGAATTGATGAGATGCCAAGACTGGATACAGTCAGCTTTAAACAAAGGAGGTAATACTCATGACTTTAAAGACATTGTTGATGGGATAATAAGTGGACATATGCAACTGTGGGGTGGCGCAAACGGTTGTGCAGTAACAGAGATTGTAGTGTATCCTAATAAGAAAGTCCTTCATGTTTTCTTGGCGGGTGGAGATTTAGGGCAAGGAATAGAGCAAATTACAGACATGCATGATGATGCAATGGCATGGAGTAAACAACAAGGCTGTGATGGCATGACAATAGCAGGTCGAAAAGGATGGAAAAAAGTTTTGAAATCCAAAGGATGGTCAGAACAGTTTACAACATTAATAAAGGAGTTTTGAGATGAGTGGTGGCGGCGGAAAAGGTGGAAGTGAAACTACTAAAACAGAAGTACCTGATTGGATAAAACAACCAGCGATTAGAAATTTAAAACGTGCTGAAGATGTACAAAGAATTGAGTACATGCCTTATCGCGGGCCCGAAGTTGCAGCTTTTAACGCAACACAAAATGCAGCGATGAATAACAACATAGCAACTGCAAAGGCTTTTGGTTTGCTTGATCCTAACAGCACATTAACAGCAACAACAGGTATGCCAACACCTACAGACTTTAATGGGTTTTCAGGCTATAGCTCAATGCCTATATATGATCAGGCACTCGCTGAAACAAAAGCGGCGCAACCTGAAGCTGTTGCATTATATGATTCTTTATTTGGTGCTAATGCTATGGCACAACTAAACGCATCAAGAGGTAGTGGAGGTAGAGGTATATCACCAAGTACAGCTAGACCATCACCGGCGCGGGGTATTACCGAAGATACTATGATGGCTAGTGGATCACCAAATGGTAGAGGGTACGTACCATCGAACCCAAATTATAGAAGTGGTGGTGGCGCAGCACGAGCAAGACAAAGACAAAGAGAAGCATTAGCAGAAACAGATCACATGCGACAAAATGCAACTGTGAATTACAATACTGGTTTAAGTAGCAGATTAGACAGTAAAGGTGCTACACCTTCACGAACAACTGGTGGTAGTTTTTATGGGAATCCACACATGGGAAAGTAAGTGGGGGGTTGATCAGCAACTCAACTCCCATAGTAGGTAGAGCAGATGGAGGACAAAAACTTAACACAGGCGGGCCCGTTCCTTCATCTTTTGTTTTTGGTAAAGATGCAAATTCAGAACAGTCACACAGATTTAAAAAAATGATGGAAAAAGCACGACCTAGTACACCATTAGGTGGTAGTTATTAAATTAGACAGGAGATAAAAAATGGCAGGATCACCAATGACAGGAGGGCAAACACAAAAAGCTAATCCTTTGGATCAAGGTAGATATGTCGGCAATCCAAATCATAATCGACCACCTATGATGGCATCACCAATGCCAATGCCGACTGTATCACAGACACCGGGATTACAAGGTATAAGAGATGCTAATGGTAATTTAGTAAATAACAACGTGTATAACATGGGTGGAGCTACAAACAATCGAGGGCAAATACAAGTAGGTGGCGCAACTGCCCCACCACCAATGAACATTAATAGCTTAGCGGCTCAAGGCATTCAAAGTGCGGGTATGGGTACTGCTATGGGAATGGGTTACACACCTCAACAAGTTAGTACAGTAGGATCAAGTGCTACAGTTACTCCACAAACTCTTGCTAGTACAAATTTAAACCCTTACATGAATCCTTACACAGATTCAGTTATAAAGCAAAATGAAGCTGATATTTTAAGAGGAGCTAAAATAGGATTAAATGAATTATCAGCACAAGCACAAGCTGCTGGTAGTTTTGGTGGATCACGTCATGGAATACAAGGCGCTGAATTGGGTAGAGGATCACTTGAACAACTTGCTAGATCATCAGCTGGTCTTAGACAAGCTAATTATGCGAATGCTCAACAAGCGGCTATGCAAGATATACAAAACAACATGCAAGGTCAATTAGCAAATCAACAAGGTGGTATTGGTGACATAAACAGAGAGTTACAAGCATCTTTAGCTAATCAAAGCGCAGGTTTACAAGGCGCACAACAAAGATTAGGCGCAGCTAATCAATTAGGTCAACTAAGTAATCTTGGATTTGGAATGGGGCAAACAGTCAATCAAAACTTGGCTACACAAGGTGCAATGCAACAAGCACTACAGCAAATGGTTATGGATCAAGCACAAGGCAAGTTTAATGCTTATGCTAACCATCCAGCAGCTGGTTTACCATATCTTAATGCGGCGCTTGGAGCTTCTAATTTAGGTGAAAACACATCTACGTTATCAAAACAACCAGGATTGTTTGATTACTTGACGTTAGGTGCTAGTGGATATACTGGAGGTACATAATGGCTTTAGGTCTTGGACAATTATTAGGTGGAGTAATGCTTGGTCAAATGACAGGCTTGTTAGGTGATAACAAACAACCTCAACAACAAGCAATGCCACAAGCAAATAACACACAACAAGGCTTTGGTGGTTTCGGTGGCATAGTAAGTAATATAAGCAACGAAATGTTTAAAGGTATGAGTCAAGAGCAAGTTGCAAGACTAGGGCAAGGCTTTAACTCAATGACATTACGACCTGATCAGGGTATGCACCAAGCCTTTCAAAATAGAATTGATAACGCAACAGTAGCTAAAGGCAAACAAAACGCTATTGCTGTATTACGTAAACAAGGCAAGAACGCTATTGCTGATATGCTAGAAGTTGATGGCATTAGTGTTAAAGATGCTATGGCATACGCACTTGAAGATAATGGCAAAGGTGACACACAGGCTATGTTAAAAATATTACGAGCTGATCCACTTAACGAAGAAGCCTTAGACTTAGCTGATATTTTAGAAGCTGATCCAACTATGAATGATGAGGTTTGGAAAGCGTATATGGCTATGACAGGACTTGATGGTGAAGGTGATGGTAAAGAATATGCTTTAGGAATAAGTGAAATAATGACTGATCAAGAAACTGGTCAACATTATCAAATTCATACAGATAAGTCAGGTAAAAACCCACCTAAAAAAGTTTATCTAGACTCTTATGGCGAAACTATTATTCAAACACAAGAAAGAGAAAAACTTGCAAAAGAAATAGAAAGAGATGAACTTAAAGCTGAAAAAATGGGTGAAGCGGCTTACAACACAGCACAAGATTATTTTGCTCAAATAGATTTGTTTGAACAAGCATTGGCTACACTTAGACCTGAAAACTATAATAATCAGGCTGATTATGAAAGAGCATTAACAGGGTTTATACAAAGTAAATTGCCTTCGACAAATCCTAATACTTCATTATTAAGAGGTATACAAAACCAGTTAGGTATTAGAGTTATTAATAGTGCAACATTTGGTGCATTGTCTGAGCGTGAAATGGAAATGGCAATGCGTACTAACCTTGATTTAACTTTACCACCTGATGAATTAATAGTTATGATCAAAGAGCAAATAAGGGTTAGAAGAAAACTTGCAATGGAATTTAGTGATCAAGCACTTATGTTATTAACTGGTGGAGATGGTAAATTTAGCACATTTGCAACAGAAATGTTAAAACGTCAAGAAGCACATAACAAAGTCATATGGGAAAACCTTAATCAAGCTGAACTAGATAGTTTGTTAGCAGCGGGGATTGATCAAGATGCATATATGGATAAAACGTATGAATGGCGCAAAGCATGGTTTGATGCAAGGTAGGAGTAGATAATATGGCAATATCAGCAGCACAACAAGCAATACTAGATGCAGAAAGAGAAGCAAATTCTAAAGATCAAGTAATATCAGCAGATCAACAAGCAATGATAGATGCTTTGCCAAAACCTAGCATTTCAGAACCGGGTAGTGGCGCTTATACAGAAAAAATGCCAGGTGCAATGTTTGCACAAGGTTTAACATTTGGTTTTGCAGATGAAATACAAGCGTTTGCACAATCCTTAATAGATAGTGATACAGATTATAAAACAGCAAGAAATGAAATACGAGCTAAATTAAATGATTATAGAGATGCTTACGGAGGTGAAGCATTAGCAATGGAAATGAGTGGTGCAGTTTTGCCAAGCGTTTTAGCGATCTTTGGCGGCCCAGGTGCTTGGTCTGCGGCGGTTAGTAACCTCACTAGAATGACAAAATCAGGAATGACGTTCTTAAAAGGTTTTGCAAAAAGTCCAAAACAAACACTAACACAACCAACAGGCAAAAATTTAGCTGATGCAGGTGTGACATCACAAAGCATACTTAATGTAACTGGTAGATCAGCTGCTAGTGGTGGTGTTTATGGATTGGGTGCTTCAGAACAAGAAACAATGACTGGAATGGGTACAGATATAATCCAAACTGCTATGGCTTCAGCAGTATTAGCTCCAATTATGGCACTAGGTGGCAAGGGTATAGCTAAATTAGTGACTAGACAAGGTGGTAAAAACAAAATTGATAAGCCAGTTAGAGATGAGCTTACTAAATTAGTTAACCAAACAGGTTTAACTGAAGATGAAGTTGTTATGGCTGTGATGCGTGGTGAATTGATGACAGAAAACAAATCATTGCTGTTTGCAATCAAACAATTAGTACGTGGTAACCCTAAAGCTCGTAACCAACTAGCTGATGAAATAGAACTAAGACCACTAGAAACAAGAAAAGACCTTATTACTGCTATGCAATCATCAATTGGTCGAGGAACTGCTGACGATAACCTAATTACAGCATACAAAAAGACAGATAAAAAGTTTAAAGATCAAGAACGAGCAGCGTATGACAAAGTTTTAGTTACAAACAACAAAGAACTTGATAGTGAAATGACAGATGCGTTGTTTCAAGCTATAAAACAATTCGATGGTGGATTAGCAACAATCAACAAACTACAGAAAACAGAAAAAATTGGCAAAAAAGATGTTTTCTTTGAAATTATTGATGATGAGATTGTTCTCAAAAGACAACCTACTACTCACGATGCTGAAATTATCTATAGAGCAATTAGAAACG